ATAATTAAAACAATTCCAGTAACATTTAATGGTGATTCACAGGAAGAAGATTCCACTGGTTCATACGATTCTCCAGTTAGATCCGTATTTAGAACTTTAACTTTTACTGCTAGAAGTTTTATCTACCAACCACCGCAAACATATGTTCCAATTTTATCTGCAAATACAAATATCTATGTACCACAAAGTTATTCATATTACAATATAAAACTAATAGATGGATTCGGGGATTTTCGCGGAGGAGAAAATGTATATGAAGGATATAATTATGATACGGCATCCGCTAAAGCTACTGTTGCTTCTTGGGACAAATATACAAAAATATTATCTGTGGCAGATGTAATTGGCTCATTTACGCAACATGCAATATTACGAAACGTTACTGGGTCAGCTGAATACTTTATTGGATCTCTACCTAGCAGCGGACTTGTTTATGCAACATCAATAACTCCAACTCCCAATACTTTCCCTATAGTTGGTCCATATGAATCGACTGTTATGACAATTGACAACACCGTATAAAATTTATGAGTAAATTTGAAAGAACTATGGAAGGGATATTTAACGTCCCTTCAGCCATAATAGATGATGAAACTGAATTCGCTGAATTTTTACCAACAGAAACGTCATCGCACGATTTATCTACTTTACTAGATCATGATTTAAAAACTGATTACGAAAAAACTAGAGAAAGTATAGATTCTTTGATTGCAAAAGGAACTGAAGCAATTGATGATATGTTAGCTATCGCAAGACAATCAGAAAAAGCTAGAGATTTTGAAGTTGCAGGTAATATGATAAAAACTGTAGTTGATGCATCAAAAGAATTACTTGAAGTTCAAAAGAAAATGCGCGATATTACAGGCAAAAAGGAAAATGTCACTCAAAATATTAAAAATGCAGTTTTTGTTGGGTCAACTAAAGATTTAATACGATCTATTAAAAACGAGAATACCGAATGATAGATTTTGAAGGTAGTAATAAATTATATTATAGAGATAATCCTAATCTAAGAAGAGCTGGTATTGAAAATTGGGAATATGACCAGCATCAAGCAGACGAGCTTAGAAAATGCGTTAAAGATCCAATATATTTTATTCGTAATTATGTAAAAATTATTAATCTTGATGAAGGTCTTGTTTATTTTGATATGCACGACTACCAAGAAGAAATGGTTCAAGCATTTCATGAGAATAGATTCTCTATTGTAAGAATTGGTCGTCAGTCAGGTAAAACTACAACTTCTGTTGGATATCTTTTATGGTTATCATTATTTACCGAAAATTATAATATTGCTATAACAGCTAATAAAAAATCATTAGCTGTTGAGATTCTTTCTCGATATCAATTAGCCTATGAAAATTTACCTATGTGGTTACAACAAGGTATTGTTATATGGAATAAAGGTAGTATTGAATTAGAAAATGGTTCAAAGATGTTAGCAGCTTCTACTGCTGCTAGTTCCGTTCGTGGTGGATCATTTAATCTTGTATTTATGGACGAATTTGCTCACGTTCATAATAACTTAGCCGAAGAATTTTTTACTTCAACATATCCTGTAATTTCGTCAGGTAAAACAACAAAAATTATTATTGTATCTACTCCTCGTGGTATGAATTTATACTACAAAATGTGGATGGATGCAGTAAGTAAAAAGAGTGATTATAAAGCTGTTGATATTCATTGGTCTAGAGTTCCAGGGCGCGATGAAAACTGGAAAGAAACTACGATTAGAAATACTTCTGCTCGTCAGTTTAACCAAGAATTTGGTTGTGAATTTTTAGGTTCTACAAATACATTAATCGATGGATCAAAATTACAAACTCTTGTTGCAGTAGATCCATTAGATACTGATGATGAAATATTTGCTGGAATAACAATTCCAAATGAAATGGATGTATTTATTCCTCCAGTTAAAGAATCATTTGATGATGAAACGAAAAAACAAATAGATAAAGACCATATCTATGCAATGACTGTTGACGTTTCGGAAGGAAAAAACTTAGATTATGCTGCATTTTCTATTTTTGATGTATCAACAATTCCATATACACAAGTAGCTACATATAGAAATAATCAATTACATCCAATGTTATTTCCAGATATTATTAAAATGGCTGGAGAATATTATAATAATGCATATGTATTAATTGAGGTTAATAATAATCCAACAGTAGCAGATACTTTATTTCAAGATTTAGAATATGAAAATGTATTAAAAGTTTATGCAGGAAACAAAAAAGCTCAACAAATAAGCGAGAACGGTAAAGCAACACAAAATGGCGTAAATATGAGCCCATTAGTCAAACGTGTTGGCTGTACCACATTAAAGACTTTAATTGAAACTGATAAATTACGAATTAATTCCAGCGAAACTATATATGAATTAACTCGATTTATTGCAACAAATAACTCATTTGCAGCTGAAGAAGGCGCAAATGATGATTTAGCAATGACTCTTGTAATTTTTGCGTGGTTATCTACTCAAAAATTATTTATAGAATTATCTTCTACAGATATTCGCAAAAGGTTACAAATAGAAAATAATTATATCAAAGAAGATGATATTGATGTTCCGCCTATGCCGCAATTTAGTAATCCATTAATGGATAGATTTACTTTAGAAGATGGCGATTTATGGGAAATTGCTCAACCGGCAGATTCTTATTGGTAAACATAAACGTGGAAAATTATAAATACCTCTATGAAAACTGATTTTCTATTTTTATAACAAGGAGTACAATTTATGGGGTTTCAATTATCACCTGGAGTAAATGTATCAGAAATTGATTTAACTAACGTAGTTCCAGCAGTTAGTTCGTCAATAGGGGCATTTGCCGGACAATTTAGCTGGGGACCAGCGGGTATTAGAGCATTAGTAGATTCAGAAAATAGATTAGTTTCTACTTTCGGCAAACCTACAAATGAAAATTTTACATCATTCTTTACTGCTGCTAATTTTTTAGCATACACAAACAATTTAAGAGTTGTTAGAGCGATTGATAATACAAAAACATTCAATTCAACAACTATTTCGGAATTCATCAATTTAGGTTCATTAACTGCAAATACAGTTTCTGGCAATACGCGAGTTACCTTTTCAAGCGATATCGCGAATTATCTATCTAGCGGAGATACATTCAAATTAACTACAGGCGGCAGTACATTTACATTAACTGCAAATACAGTTTCTGGTAATATAGTTAATGTAGTAACTAACGATGTAGGTAATTCTAATAATGCGGTCGCTGTATTACCTACATCACAAACTGACGTTAGTATTGCTAATGAAGATGATTATCAACTAAATTTTGATGCAGGAACATATTCTAAATTCGGGTCTTTCTTTGGTCGTTATCCAAGCGATTTAGGTAATTCGTTAACTGTTTCTATGTGTTCTTCAAACGCATCATTTAGCCAAACAGGATTTACTGCAAATACAGTAATCAATGTTGCAGCAGTAACATTAGATGTTGGTTATGCCAATACATTCTTAACTGTTGGCGATAAAGTTAAAGTTGCAGGAACAGATTACACTATTTCTGGATTTACTTCGGCGTCATCTACACAAACAGTCTTAGCAATTTCTTCTTTTGCAAACGCAACAACAACTGGTGGAGCAATTGCATCAACAAGATGGGCTTATGCAGATGAATTTGATTCAAAACCTACTTCATCAGTATATGCTACAAATAGTAAAGGCTCGTTAAATGACGAATTACATATAATTGTAATTGATACGGATGGAAAATTTACTGGCGAAAAAGGGACTATATTAGAAAAATTCTCTCATGTATCAAAAGCACAAGATGCAAAAACAGATGACGGTTCGCCAAGTTATTATGTAACAAAAATCTTAAACGAATCAAAATACATTTATGTTGCTAATCATCAAAATGGTTCAACAAATTGGGGTGACGTTTTAGATAATGGGTTGGTTTATGATAAGTTAAAAAATTATTATAATAAATTAGGAAGAGGAACTAATGTTGCTCCAACAGCAGGCGATCTTCAATTAGCATATGATTTATTTGGTAATGCTGATGAAGTTGATATTTCATTACTATTAACTGGCGATGCTGATCTTACTTTAGCAAATCATTGCTTGGATATTGTTAATCAAAGAAGAGATTGCGTTGCATTTATTTCTCCATTAAAAATTGATGCTGTTGATTCTATTAATTTAGATAACATTGTTGAATATAGAAATTTATTAACTCCATCAACTTCATATTCAGTATTTGATTCTGGATGGAAATATCAATTCGATAAATATAATAACAAATACCGTTATGTTCCATTAAATGGCGATATTGCGGGGTTATGTGCTAGAACTGATAATGTAAGAGATCCATGGTGGTCACCAGCTGGGTTTAATCGCGGTCAAATTTTAAACGCAATTAAATTATCGTGGAATCCAACTAAAGCTCAAAGAGATGAGTTATACAAAAATGGAATTAATCCTGTTGTTGCGTTTCCAGGAGAAGGGATTATCCTTTATGGCGATAAAACAATGCAAACAAAACCATCTGCATTTGATAGAATCAATGTTCGTAGATTGTTTATTGTACTTGAAAAAGCAATTTCAATTGCAGCAAAATACTCTCTATTTGAATTTAACGATACATTCACCAGAGCGCAATTCGTATCTATGGTTGAACCATTCTTAAGAGATGTAAAAGGACGTAGAGGTATCTATGACTTTTCAGTAATTTGCGACGAAACAAATAATACTGCTGAAGTTATTGATACTAATAGATTTATCGGTGATATTTACATTAAACCAGCTAGATCTATTAACTTTATCCAGTTGAATTTCGTAGCAGTTCGTACTGGTGTAGACTTTACTGAAATTGCAGGTAAATTCTAAGTAACAGTTTGGTTGGTGACTTGGAGACTCGTCACCAACCATTATAAATAATTAAAAGAATATTTACGATTTTCAAATAAGGAGTATCCGAACATGGCGTTCAATATTGCAGAATTTAGATCAGCAATGATTGGTGATGGTGCTAGACCGAATTTATTTTCAGTCGCGCTTACATTTCCAAATGTTGCTAGTGCACCAGTTGCATCTAAACAATTAACATTTATGGCTCATGCAACTACATTACCTCCATCAATTATGGGCGTTGCATCTCAATTTTATTTCGGTCGTCAAGTAAAATTTCCTGGAGATAGACAATTTCCGGATTGGAGTATTACGGTTATTAATGACGAAGATTTTAATCTTAGAAATGCTTTTGAAGCATGGTCTGATAAATTAAATAGCCACACACAAAACGTTCGTGCTGCTGGAGCGATTAACTCAACATTATATTCAGCTGATGCTACAGTAACACAATATAGTAAAACTGGTACAGTACTTAAAGCATATAAATTTATTGGTATGTTCCCTAATACTGTTGACCCAATTGCTTTAGATTGGGGTTCAAATGATAGAATTGAAGAATTTGGAGTAACATTCTCTTATCAATATTGGTCAGCTTCATCAGTCAGCTAATATATAAGATATACTATTAAATAATTCAAAAAGGTAATTTATTTTGGCTAAATTTTCATTATTCGGTTTTAAAATAGGGAAAGATACACCAGCACAGGAAGTGCTACCTTCTTTTTCAGCACCAGTACTGGATGATGGTGCAGTTACTATAACTGCAGCAGCGCATTACGGTACAACTATTGATTTAGATTCAAATTATAAAAATGACGTAGAGTTAATCACTCGATATCGAGAAATGGCTATGCAGCCAGAGATAGAAAGTGCAGTTGATGATATTATTAATGAAGCTATTATCAATGAAGATGGTGTTATTGTAAAATTAAAATTAGATAATTTAAAAGT